AAACGTACCGACCGAACTTAGAATTACCGGATTATCCAAAGCAGAAAAGCTATAATTTGGTGGGTCGCCAGTCAACTCATAAACATTCTTAAATGAAGTTCTATTAGAATCATGATAAAAATAAACTTTTCCTCCAGACAATGGCAATCCAGAGTCTTTGTCGACTAAATATTGTTGTAACTCTAGACTAGCTACATATAGCGGATTGATTGCCATTTAAAAACTTCCTTGTTTTTAGTTGGTTATATTCCCAATTTATTAATCAATGATTGATACAAATCTTGTGTTTGTTTATCCATATATCCTGATTCTGGATTAGTGAAAAGAGATCCTGTGACTATAGGGATCCCTTGTTTGCTAGATTGAGAAAAATAAGATGGATTTTGATATCCAGTCATATACTTATATGCATCTTCTGAAAATGGTTTATATTCTAATAAACTTGATGCAGAGCTTGCTAATATGTCTTTTAAACCTTGCCATGCTCTTACTTGAGACGCTTGATTAAGAAGCTTTTCATCAATGTGAGTAAATCCTTGTTTAAATGCTTTTGGATTTTTTTTATACATTTCCTTGGCTGAATTTAAAGATTCTATATCTGATTTTTTAAATAAATAGGAACGTTGTTCGGGAGATAATGATTCATAATCTTTAAATAATTTGTGATAATCTATATTTCCATCCGTCTTTGAAGACTCAAAAGTCCAGGCTCTCATCATATCTTGAGCAGCATCCTTGTTACCAACCATTGCTCCAAATTGACGCATAAGATTAGTACCCTCCTTGGAGGACTTAGGAATATAATCCTGGATGAATTTGTTTACTTCAGTATAACCCTCCTTATTTTTATTTGGACTTCCAATACCAGATGCCTTTAGTTCGGCATATGCACTTTGAGTAGGTTCACTACTAAAATCTTTTTGTATCTGATAAAATGTTTCATTTATTCCTGTAGTCAAACTATTTGCTTCTTTCCATTTATCTCTTAGAGAATATATTTTTTCATTAGAAAAATTGTTAGCGACTTGTTTTTCAAAAACTGATGCAGCATAATTGACCGCTTTAAATGGGGTAGTTATTTCTCCTCCCTGTTCTAATCTATATGCTTTATTTATTTCTTTTTTTGCTTTAATTGCTTCTTCCCAATTATTCATCGGTAAATCCTTCAAAGAAGAAAGATATTTTATAGCATTATCATTCTCAGGTTTTCTTAAAGGATTATCTTTCGATTGTTGTCCTAGTCTTCCTATTTCTTTGTCTAATTTTGATTTATAGTCTTTATTATCAAATTTCATACCCAATTCATCTGCTTTTTTTGCATACTTATTTGCTTCATTCCATGCACTTTTTTCTGCTTCTCTCATCAATTTTTCGTTTTTTGAAATTGCATTAAAAACATCTGTTGATATATTTCCTATTATATCTCCAGATTCTTTTAGGAGGAAAGCTGAAGCATACGGTTTTGCAGCTTCATATATCCAGTTAAATGGTTGAGATATTCCTGCTACAAGTCCTCCTCCAGCGCCACCGCCTAAAGAGGATGCTGCTGCATTAGATAATCTTGATTCCCCTTCTTTTCTATCTGCTAGAAATCCTTCTGCGAAACCTAATGTCGCGCCCTGGCCGATAGCTTGAGATAATTTATTCATAAATTTTGGAGACAAATCTATTCCAACTTTTCCAAATGCATTTCCACCTAATATAGCATCAGCAACCGCTGCGCCGGTTGATAATTGACCAGCAAGAGCAGGTGCGGATAGAGCAGCTCTTCCGAGCCTTACCGCTGGAGCAAGTTCTGCCGCAAATACTGCACCCTCTCCTAGCGCTCTTCCAATTTCAGAGGTCAAAGGATGCTGAGACTTGACTTCATTGAAATCAAATTCTCTAACTTGTCGACGCGCTTTTAAAAAATCAGAGGTCTCTTTTGAGCCAAAATGTTCCCATGGTGCTCCAAAAGATCCTTGTAACATAGATTCAGCACCAGTTTTTGCTCCAAATAATAATGCTTCGGTAATATCAGCATTACGTTTTGGACGTATATAGCCGCCTTTTTTTTCAATTATCATACGAGCTTCTTCTAATAAAGAATCTCTTTTTCTTTTGCTTAGTAATTCTTCTTCTAATCTTACTTGCTCTCTTATTCTTTCTTCTGCATTCATTTTATGGCGTCCCTGGATAAGAATAGGTGTATCCGCTTTCTTCTAATGCTTTTAAATGCTCTGGTGTTAATTCTAATGGTGGTATAGTATCTGTGGTGTAATTTTTATTTCCTTCTTTACCAAGTTTTGGCAGTTCTACTGAATTCATATTTTTATATTGACTAGATATATCTTTATGATAACTTGGATTATTATCTAATATTTTTGTTCATATTCCTCTTTGAGCATACATATCCATTTTTTTTAAATTTCTATCATCTTCAGATTTATTTCCAGTTAAAGGCCAATCTTTATTATATTGACTAAGAAGAATGTCAGCAGTTTGTTTTGTCCACCCATTCTTATTAGCCTCATCCATAAAATTGGTAACATTTCTAGATCTTTCTATAGAAGATTTTGCATTATCAAATTTTGTTTTTGCAGAATAAGGGGTATCTTTAGCAGTTGGTTTACTTTCTCTAAATATGTCAGCATAAAATTTTTGCGCTCTTTCACCTTTTGTTCCAAGCATCGCAGCGTCAAGTTCCATGCTAGCAACAAATCCCTCTAGCGCTTTACCATAATCACCAAATTTTGCAAAATCACCTAAGGCCTGCCCAGTTAAAGGAATATTATTTTCTTTTAATATTTTATTATAATTTTCTTGCGCACCTTTCAAGTTTTTTTTCATGTTATCTAATATATTGTCATATTCTCCTCGTTCTTCTGAGAACTTCTGATATCCGGCTGTGCTGGATGTTTGTAACTGATTAGAGCGATCATATTTTTGCTGTTCTTCTTGCGGAAGATATTTATTATTTCCTCTCCATTGATATTCTTCTTCGCTCATTCCTTCAGGAATTTTTGTTAAATATCCTCTATCTTGGAGTACTCTTTTTTGCTCTAATCTTTCTAATTCATCTTTAATCATTGCTGGATCATAAGAATCAGATTGAGCTATTGGCCCACCTTGTTTTCCTTCATAATAGTGCATCATTTGTCTATCTGGCGAAAAATACACACCTTCTTTTCGTTTGTACTGTTCTGAAGTTGCCTGTTCTCCTATTAATCCAGCAGATGCTCTTTGCGATTCTGCTTGTGATTCAGATAGCAATATTTCTGCTAATCGATGCCTTTCTGCTAATGGAATTTGAATACTAGTTAATGCATTGGCTAATGTAGTAAGGTTTAAATTTTCTTTGAGCTGTTCATATTCTAAGGGGATTTTTATTCCACGTTCTTTATTAGCAAGCGCTAATTTTTCTATAGTCAAATAATTTGTCATTGCTTCTATTAAAGCTTCTGAAAAATATTTCTTTCTAGGATATCTACTCCAATCAACTAAGATATTTGCTGGCATATTTAACTCCTAAAACCAAGAGCCTGGATCGAATACGCTAAATCCACCACCACTTTGAACTGCTAATCCAGCTTGATTCATCAAGTTTTGAGCTAATAATCCAGCCATTGCATCAGATGATTGATAACCTCTTGCAGCAGTACTTCCTAAACCAGCAACACCTCCTTTGTATACGCCAAGAGTTTGTTCTAGAATTTTCATTTGTTGACCAAGATATTTATAATAATCTTGATTTGCTATTTGGGCGGCTGATTGTTGAGAGCCATAGGTATGAGCTGGGCTACCTAACATACCGCCAGCGGCAGCAGCATTATTTGATGCGTTCATTGCTTGATTATATTGAAAATCATATCCTGGGGATTGCTGAAATTCTTGTCCTGTAACATCTGCTCCCATTAATCCTATTATTGATTCAGGATCTTGTATCATCTGCATATAAAGTGGCATTAGTGAAGATTGGGCTTCTAAACCATAATCTATCCAAGGTTGATAATAAGGGCTTATAGTTTCTGGCAACTGCTCAGAATAGCCCATTGCCTGTTCATAACCTCGTTGCCCTCCAAGAGATTGCCCTATAGCTCCGGCTAACATTGCTGCGGCTAATGCACTCATACTATTTCCTTACTGATAAATAGATACCATTCCATTGGTAACGACTACGCGAGATTGTGACCAAAATCTAAATTGCACAGTCATGTCATTGGCGCTTCCTAGCTGCCAATAAACTACGCGATTCTTTCTAACACCTTGAGGATTTAGAGGTTTTGGATAATAACTACCAAAATTTTCCGCACCATCCCTGGAGATAGCCATATCAACACGAGGCTGATACGGCTCGACAACAAGTTCCGTTTGCGTCTGGACTCCATTCTCTTGGGTTATTATTGTTCCATTTTCTTGAGTTATTAGAGTAATTTGAAAACCTTGAAAGTAAGGATCGTTTCCTTGCTCTAAGGTAAAGGTCAAACTATTTCCAATAAAGCGAGAGCTATCGGGCAATCGTGTAGGAGCGCATACTCTTACCCGAGGTATCTCATAAGAAATAGGCAATAAACTATTTACAGTATAGTCATAAGTTGTTAAATCGGAAGACATTCTGTATATGTTTCCGTCGTTGATACTAACAAAGTAATATGTATTATTAAAAAAAGCAACACGTTCTGCAATATGGTAATTCATATTTTCGTCTGTTGCGTAGAAAAACATCTTCGTATTGAAATCATATACGAGAGTAAAGTTATCTTCTGGATTATAAAATGTTAGTTGATAGAATAAATGTCCGTCTTGTTTGAAGAAAAAACCATAAGATTGCTCAGGAAATTGAACTCGTGCTAACTGGAAATCTATACCGTCGTTTGATAATTTGGTAATATCAGAACCAGAAGAGACCATGATTACTGGGCCAGAGCGCTCGTTTATACCAAGCCATGCAACAGTTGTGTCCATTGCAGCTATCGATGTTGGGCTTACACATCCATAATCGACGCTAGATGACTGAATTCTAGTATATGGAAATATCGCCCCGCCGGTGTCATTCCACATTTCAGTTACGTTTTGCCCAAAGACATATAATAAATTTCCCCGCCCTGGTGCTCGCAACGCAGAAATGAAATTACATGGTTTGCTCTGGATAGACGTTGTGACTGGGCCACCACTAGCTCCCCAATTCCAATTAAGACCATTATTTTGAGATGATAGAAACCAACTTGCTGATGCTTTATTGCCCGTTATGAAGTAACCATCTTGATAGGTGATAAATCCAGGTATTATTGTCTCACTCGTTCTTGGATCAATTGGAAGGATAGCTAATTGTAATGCTGGCGTTGATGGAGTCTGCCAATTATAAATATATATATTAAATCCATCACATATCGCTATTTGTCCTGCAATATTTTCATCTATGAAAACATCCCCAGTATATGTGTCAATTTCACCTATAAAAAAAACATTGATATCTGGACTGTTGTCATATGGGGCACTTACCCCATATACAGTATTTCCTACCACAGAAATCATGTTACCCCATCGGGCGCTTGTGAAAATTGCTCTACCCCGGAAAGATGAGTTAACTTGAGATGCTATGTTGTAGCCAGCATAAGGTACTAACCATTCGTCAGACACTACCATATTGAATGTCTTTTCATCGGATATCTTATTATAACGACCAAATTTGTTACCGCCTACAATATTAAGCGGCATCTCCATAGGTCGTATCGCTGTTGAGCGATCTCTATCTATCAATCCTGGTCGCAAATCAATTACCCATCAATTAAAAATTTCGTTATAAATCAATTACATTGGCCTCCATCCCTTGCCAATATTTACATCTGCATAATTAAAAGCACTTCCTGGCTGAAACATACTCAACTTTTGTTGAGACAAGTCTAGTGGACTAACATTACGAATAGACTGCTCATAAGACGCTAGGCGCTTACGATGAGATATGGGGAATGAGACATTGTAATATTCGCAAAGATACTCAGCTAATTTATATCGCAAGTACTCTATATAGAATCTTTCGTATACTAATGAGATATCCTGAAACTGTGTGACATCTTGTAGAGCAAACTTACCCCATAACTTCATCGGATATGCTTGTTCTGGCAAGAAATAAAGATAAACATTCGCACCATCAATTAACCGTTCCATATGCCATTGATAAGGAAGCGACATAATATTATCAACACGGCCAGTTGCAAAATATGCTTCTCGTGATGCAGGCAAGATAGAATATCGAACTGGGCCAATGTTGAATGTTAATGTCTCAATTTCAACTAATTCTGGAACAAAATAAATCTCTTGACCAATTACTGCTGTGAACTGATATTCCATAAAATATGGAATTAGCCCCATATTAGAGGTGGCTATATCTAATATAGTATTTAATCTTTCAAGGCCATCAGTTAATTGCTCGTAACTAACAGTTTCTAATCCACGACTAACTATACCAGACAAATACCAGGCAGATGCAACGAGTTGTTGAGCTATATATGCCATACATCATCCTTGATGTGTCGATTTGGTAAAGGTGACAATTTGTCACCAGTACACCTTTTCGCCTTATAATGGGAATACGATTTTCATGCAATACTCAGGAGGAATGGTTTGCCCCCAAATTGCATCGTTGATGAATCCCATTGTGTTTTGACCGAAGATAGAACCATACGTTAGGCGAATTGATACACCAGTTTCTTCGTCCATCGTGTTAGCTGTATCAAAAGGAGGTTGGTCAGGTAATCGTGGCATCGCAACATAAAGTGCATCACCACCAACAATTAACCCACAACGATGTGAAGGTAGTACGCTAACTTGCATACCAGCTACAACGTTGAAAGATAAGTTTTGATTAGCGTTACCAACTTGCGAACAAAGGGGAGGGAAAATATCAACAGTTACTTGTCCACCGCTAGTAGATGCTGCACTTGCTGTAGCTTTGAACTGAACGGGAGCTGCTGAAGGTAAGTGACCAACGAAAGTCAGATATCTCATATTTGGATAACCGCTCACATTGTCATTGAATTGAATATTGTCATATTGAAGAATAGCCAATGGATCACTATCACTAGCACCACTAAAAGTGATTTGAGTAATATTAGCTCCAGTTGGGTCATTAGTAGATACAACAGTCAAAGTTTGCTGATTATTGCCAACATTTCCTGCAATATGTACGGGTAATAAGTTAGACTGATACCAACTAACACCAGACCAGTCGCCAACCATCCAAGACATTGCAGCTTCTTCATTTCGATCAACAACAAATTGGTTCAACATAGTGTTGACAATTTGAGGAACTGCTATATCAGATAAGTAAGCTTTGATGTTTTCATGCGCATAACCATAAGTTTTGTATAGCGCTAACATACTAGCTAATTGGTTGACAGAGTTGATTTGAGTAAACCCATCTCCGTAGAATCTATATGGCTGAGTTTCTGCAAGACCTGCCACATTACCTTCAATTTGGGTTGAAAGTTCTGCAATTGCGCCTTTACCAAATACCTTCATGTAATCTTCTACGTTGAAGATAAATTGCTGCGCCGTAAATGCATAGGAAGTATTGGCTGCATTACTTACAGTCAAAGGCTGAACACGCTG